GCGGCCAAGGTAAGGGCCACCTTTGACTCCACGCGAGCGGGGCCTTCCACTGTCACGTCAGCCTTGCCCGTGCAGGTAGCCACGATTTCCCCCTGAACATCCGCCGTCAGCCTGTGCGCCGCGCGGTCATAGCGCAGCACCGTGCCGTCGGCATAGCGCCGCACATCCACATCCGGGCCTCCAGTCTGCGGCACGGGGTCCGCGTCCGACCAGACCGCGCCCAGGATGACGCCGTCCTCCCCCCGCAAGTCAAGGAGAAGCACCACCTGTTCCCCCACGTCCGGCAGATTGAGCGCCTTGTCCCTGTGCGTGCGGCGCTGGAGCACCGGCAGGAAGGCCGTTTCCAGATTATCGTATTCCGGCAGGCTGGCCCGCGCCCAGCCCCGCCCGGCGTCCACCGCCGTGACGATGCCGAAGGCGAACGTTGCCCCGGATTCTTCCTGTGTCCGGCTCATGCCTTTTTCTCCGGGGCCGCCGTCCGTGCAAGCGTCAGCGTTGTTGTGTATCCCTCCCGGCTTATTTCATGCCGGGAGCAGGTGATCAGGTACTTGCCCGCCGGCGCGCCGAAGTCTTCCCCAAGTTCCACCGATACTCCGGCACGCAGGGAAGGGGCGCCGTACAGTGAAAGTTCCGCATGGCAACGTTCCAGTTCCACGTCCTGAAGAGCCGCGTTGCCCTTGGCTTCAAGCTGCGCCTGGCTGCCGCGCCCCACGATGCGCAGCTCGTCACCGCTGGCTTTTTTTGAGGTTCGCCCGCGTTTCTTCTGTGCCTGCTCCGTGGTGGCCACCACGGCCAGGCTGTCGTCGCTGCTCTTGCCGTACACCTTCAGCGCCTTTTTCCCCGCGTCCTGTTTCTTGATTTTGACCTTTTGGGGAATGTCCTTCAGCTTGTCCCGGAAGCTGCACGACGTCACGTCCTCCCGTTTGAAGGTCCGCGCGCTGTCCGCAGCCAGCACACTGTCCTTGCGCTGGAAAATCATCTTTTTGCCGCTGATCTTGAACGTGTGCCCGTACTCGCCGGCAAGCCGGGTCAGAAAGGCAAGATCGCTCTCCTGATACTGCGTCACCCGGTCAAGGGGTATGTCCGCCACTTCTCCGGCCGGCGTCAGCCCCAGCCGTCCGCACACCACGCGGACCACTCCGGCCAGCGTGGTTTTCTCGTATCCCTTGCTTTTCCGCGTCCTGCACGAAACGCTGATGCCTGTGGCCAGCGCCCGGATGGAAACCTCGTCCGGTGGAAAGGAAAGTTCTATCTCGTCAATCTCGAAGGAGCCGCAGGAAACAGGCTCCTGCCCGGCGTAGCCGATGGATACCGTGAGGGAATCCCCCTTGCCCGGGTACCAGTCGCCGCGCCAGCGCCCGTCGGTGTCTTCAAGGCGCAGCTCCAGCTCGTCGGATTCCCCGGACAATCTGTCCGTATAGCCGACGCTGAGAAGATACGGGCTGATGTCCGCGGAAATGTCCTTTCCTTCATATATGATCCGTGCCTGGGGCACAGGGACTTCTACCGGGCCGCTCATGTTCATTCCTCACTCGCCCCGGAGCACCAGGGCGGAAGATTGACGTTGTGTTCCAGTTCCGCGGCCCTGACCACAGGGATGAATATCCGTACCCCGCCCGGAAGGACCGGGGTTATCGGCATGTGGGGATTGGCCGTGATGATGCGTTCCACTTCCGATACATCCCCGTAATAGCGCCAGGCCAGCGTATCCCAACGCTCACCCTCGCTTGTGACGTGTACGAGCCTGTCCACATCAAGCCTCCTGAACTCGCCGCGCCGCGACGTCGGCGGAAAACCGTTGCAGGACGGGCGCGCAACGGTCAAGGCAGGACGAGCCTGCGACCAGGCAGGCATCCACCTGCCCCAGCGTTTGCCCCACGTTGCCTGTATCCACGCCCAGCGTAGAGGCAAGGGCTGCCCCGTCCCGCATGAGGCCGGCCAGTTCTCCGGCGGCTCCCACGGCGATCGTGATCTCTTCCAGCGGCAGGGCCGACAGGCACGCCACGAGGGCGTCTGTCAATCCTGACGCCAGGCCGCCCGCCTTGCCCAAAAGTCCCCCCAGCCTGTCCGCGCCGCCCAGAGCCAGAGACACGGCCTCGAACGGACCGCCCGCCCCCGCCACATCTCTGGCCAGCCCCACAAGATCCGTGGCCTCGCTGACGATCCCCCGTGCCTGTTGCGCAAAGGAAACCGCCGTGCGCATGGTGTCCCACAGGCCTCCGCCGGCCGCCGGCGTCGCCAGGGAAAGCAGGGAGCCCCGGCCTGGATATACCGCCAGAGAAGGGGCACCGTCGCTCACCGCCGGACGCTCAAGGGGCTTTGCCGGGTCGCCCGTGTATTCCTTCAGCTCCGCCTGCATGGAAATCAGCCAGGGTGTACCGGACGGGGAGCACTGCTCAAATGTGGTGGAGAGCCGTTCAAGGACGAAGTAGCCCCACCAGGAGCCGTCGCCGAACACCAGCGGATAGGCCTGATGCCCCCTCAGCATGGTTTCCAGCTTCTTTTTCTCTTCGGCCGGTGTGCAAAAACTGAAATGCAGATCAAAGACCAGATTCAGCACGTCCAGCTCCCGGCCGGTGTATTGCAGACGCGGGGCGCGGGAGAACAGGGCATGCTCCGCGAATGCCGCCCCCTGCTGCACGTCAAGCCCGGACGGTGAAAGCCGCGGGGCAAAAAGCACGTCCCCCAGCGTGGCGAAAACGCTAAACATACGCGCGACGCTCCCTGTCGTGCATGACGCGGCGGATCATGCGTTCCAGCTCCGGTAAGGTCATGGCAAGAGCACTCCGTACTTCCTTTTCCGTCGCGTTGCCTTGGATGGTGATGTTCGGCGAAAAGGTGACGTTCACCCCGGCGCTGCCACCAAAGCCGTGTATGCCCTCCCGGTCGGCCCGCGCGGCTCTGGCGATCTTTGCCGGGCCGTCCGGAGCGGTCAGCAGCCTGGGCGGCTGCCATTCAGCCGCTGCGGCTTTTGCGAGGCCGGCGGCGGCACCGGCTGCTTCGCCTTCCCCGGCCTTTATGCCCAGGGCGGCGCCCTGGGCGACGTTCAGGCCGTAGCCGGCAAAGACCTTGCTCGGACTGGCGATACCGAGCCAGCCCTTGAATTTGTTCTTCACGCTCTCGGCCATGCCCGCGATGGCTTCCGTCGCCGCATCGATGCCGGACTTGAGCCCCTCGACAAGACCGGAAGCCACACTCCTGCCCAAGCCCAGGAATTGAGCCGGCAAGCCCTTGATATATGTCATGCCGCCCTGGAATTTGGTCTTGACCGTGTCCCAGCCCGCTTCCAGCGCCGGGCCGATACCGCCTTCGGGAAAGATCGAGGCTATCAGCTCCCGGCCCTGTTGCATGAGACGCGGCCCCAGCGCCTTCAGCCAGTTCCAGCCGGCGGAAAAGGCGGCCTTGACCTTGTCCCAGTTCTTGTAGATCAGGTAAGCGGCCACGCCGATGCCCGTTACCAGAAGCCCCACGGGGTTGAGCAGCAGGGCGCGCCCCAGTACGAGTACGGCCTTGCCGGCAAGCGAAAGCCCTTTCACAAGAGCGCCGGAAAGCACGCGCCCCGCACGAAGCACAAGAGTTCCAAGACCGCGGACGGCGCTGCCTGCCTTGCCCAGCGCCCCGGCAAAAATACCGGCAGCGCGGGGCGACAGGCCGAACAGACGGAACAATGCCTGCATAGGGCGGACGCCGCCGGCCAGCAGGGCACGGAAAGTCAGGAACCGGACCGCCGCCGATACCAGTGGCCCGCCAAGCAAGGTGAAGCCCAGACGCAAGGCCAGCAACCCGCCCCGGAACAGGAACAGGCCAGCGGCCACTTTCGCCACCAGTGCCACAGTCTCCTGGTTCTGTTCCATCCAGTCCGCCCCGCGCTGGAGCAGCGGCAACAGGCTGTCCCCCACGGCCAGCGCCGAGGGCAAAAGCGCCTTACCCAGCGATTCCGCCGCAAGATCGAACTCCACGCGCAGCCGTTTTGCTTTTTCCACCGGAGACGCCATTCGCAGGTCAAAATCTTTTCCGAGAACGTCCTGTTTGCCCGCTTCCAGGGCTTCGGCCTTGATCTTTTTGTAGTCGTCCATCTGCATGACGAGCGGCCGCAAAAAGTTCATGGCCTGCATGTCCCGGAACAGGTCGGAAAGCGCGTAGGCTTCGCTGATGCGCTGCAAGGCCTGCTTCCGCTTGGCCTCATCCTCGATCGTCATGGCTTTCTTGAACTCGGCGGCCGCCTGCGGGCTCTTGCTTTTCATGTATTCCATGACAAGCCGCATGGTCCCCTCGAAGGGGCCGATGCCGTCTTTGGCCAGCTGCTTCAGCGAGCCTTGCAGATCAATGCCCGCGTCGGCGAAGTTCTTCACCGTGTCCGGAGCGAAGATCTTTTGCAGATAGTTGCGCATATTGTTCGCGGCTTCATCATTGGTACCCGCGCCACGCCGGGCAATCTGCAATCCCGCCGTCATTTCCGCCACGGCCTGCTGTCCCGTGACGCCCATGCCGGCAAACATCGGTGCCAGCTGGGGGAGGAACTTCGCCATGTCCTTCATTTCCACAAGACCGGCCTTGCCGCCCGCAGCCAGAATATTGAAGGATTCGTTCAGCCCTTCGGCCGTAATGCCCAGGTTGTCACGCAGGGCCAGCGTGGTCGCGCCAAGGTCGTCCATACTTGCCCGGGTCGACGTGGCCGTCCGGGCAAGCACCGCCCCGTAACCTTCCAGCTCTTCCCGGCTTTGGACGCCGCCCGCCACCAGGACCTGCATCCCCTGCAGGACGTCCGTCTGGTACTGGTTGGATTCCCGCGAGATGTTCCGTACGGATTCGGACAGCCTGGCTTCATCCTCAGCACTCATGCCGCCGGTTATGGCCATGTCGCGGATGGTGTCCTGCTTTTGCGCCGCTGTCTTGACGGCCATTGCCGCCGGCGCGGCGGCAGCCGCTCCGGACACGGTCAGCTTGCCCACATCGGCATAAAGGCGGCTGCGCTTTTCGGCAACGGCATTGCTGCGATCCATCGCGCGGGCAAGTGCTTCCTCGTTGCGTCTGAGCTCCACTTGCCGAAGCGCCAGGGCTCGCATGGCAGCTTCCGCCCGGGACCGGTTCCCGGCTTCGATATTCGTGCGCTTCAGATAGTCATGAAGCGCCTTCTGCTTTTTTGCCAGGAGATCAGAGGCCGCGCCCGTGCCTTTCAATGCGTTTTCCGCGGCACCCGCCGCGTAGGAAAATGCCTTGTCGAACTCCCGCGCCACGCCGGGAAGCGCGGCCACCTGCCCGGAAAGTTTGCTGACCTGCCCGCCGGCGTTACCGGCCGCGG